CGGTGGTTATCGGTTAAATGGTGGTGGTGGCGCAGGAGGTTATCGTTCATCTGGACATGGCCCTGCTCCTTTACAAAGCAGTTCAATTAATGTTTGCGGAGGTTCAACGTATGCAGTTACAATTGGAGCTGGTGGAGCTGGTGGAGAAAGCGGCCCTGAAACAGGTGCCAAAGGAGCTGATTCTGTATTTTCAACTATAACATCTGGTGGTGGTGGAGCTGGTTCTCCGGCTAGTTCACCTTTAGCACAAGGTGGTTCTGGTGCTGGTACAAAAACATCAGTAGGACCTGTTCCAAGAGCAGGTAATACTCCTCCGGTAGATCCACCTCAAGGAAATGCTGGTGGTACAGGTATTGATTCAGGTTCTGATAAAGGTTCAGGATCAGGTGGTGGAGCAACAGCTGTTGGGGGATCATTAACTTCTCCCATGAATCCAGCCGCTGCAAGAGCAGGAGGAGCAGGTGCTCCAAATACAATTACAGGTTCAGACGTAACTTATGCAGGTGGAGGTGGTGGAGGTGCTGAAGCACAACCAGTTACTCCAGGTGGTGCAGGTGGTGGAGGAAATGGTGGTATAGGTGGCCCTTCCGATACATGTACAACAGCTGGAACAGCAAACACTGGTGGTGGAGGCGGTGGTGGTGGCTGTGGAGCAGCTCCTTCAGGAGTTTATAATGGTGCGGCTGGTGGCTCAGGAATTGTAGTAGTAAAAGAATTAAACAAAGCAAGTGGTGTGTGGTCAATGAAAAGTCAAATGGCAGCTAAGCAACAAGGAACGTGGCCTAAAAAATTATTTAATTTAACAGGTGCAATGATGATGATAGGTGGTGGAGGTGGGTCTAATGGTACTCCTTCTCCTGGAGGTGGTGGTGCAGGAGGTATGATTCTTACGCCAGCATGTGTAGCAACTTTAACAAATTTATGTTCATCAGTTTTAAGTGTAACAATTGGTGCAGGAGGAGCAGGATCACCGGCTCCGGGTTCTGGTTGTTCAGCAGCCGGATCAGATACTTTTATAGGCGATAGTGCACCCACAGCTGTATTTACAGCAAAAGGTGGTGGTAGAGGTCAAGCAGGTACAGCAGGTTTTCCTGATGCACCAGGAGGATCTGGTGGTGGTGGTGTCGGAGAAGCTCCTCCAGGTAGTGCCGCTATAACGGGAGGTTCTTCAACTCAAGCACCTTCTATGCCAGTTCCTTTTCAACCGTTTGGTTTTGGTAATGCTGGAGGTACTGGAGGTGGATCACCAGCTTCTCCTGATAGACAAGCTGGTGGTGGTGGAGGTGCAGGTGGTGCAGGTAATCCTTACACTGGTGGTTCTGATGGTGGTGATGGTAAATCTATTACTTCTTTATTTGGTAGTGCTCCTCAACCTTTTTATATTGCTAATAGTCCAGTTGCTGGTGCCACAGTTTGTGGTACGTTTGGAGGTGGTGGTGCAGGTAGACAAGATCCTCAAAGAGGAGGGACAGGTACGTTTCCAGGAGGACCTGGAGGTGGTGGTAATGCCCATAGTCCAACAAGTCCACCTGTTGTAACAGGATGTGGAACAGCTAACTCAGGTGGTGGTGGAGGTGCTGGGGTTTGTTCAAATCCTCCGACTGGTGTTGATAATACTCCAGGTGGTCAAGGTGGTTCAGGTTATGTTTTAGTTAAAGTACCATCCCCTAATTTACCTTCTCCAGGAGTATTTACTATAGCTCCAGGATCTAATGCTGTTGTTACTCAACCATGTGGAGCAAAAGTAGCTAAGTTTTCAGTATCGGGAACGTTGACTTTTGAATAAATATCTTTATAAATAATTTTATAAAGATATATGAACCTTACAAACTATTATTGGTATTTTAAATCAGCAGTTCCAGAACGTATTTGTGACGACATTGTAAAGTATGGTCATCAAATGCAAGAACAAATGGCAGTTACTGGTGGGTTTGGTGGTAAAAAATTAAATCAAAAACAAATTAAAGATTTAAAAAAGAAAAGAGATTCTAATATTGTTTGGATGAATGACAGATGGATTTATAAAGAAATACAACCTTATATACATCAAGCAAATGCATCAGCGGGTTGGAATTTTAATTGGGACTATTCTGAATCTTGTCAATTTACAAAATATAAAAAAGGCCAGTATTATGATTGGCATTGTGATGGCTGGGATAAACCCTATCAAAGAGAACAAGGCAATCCAACTCATGGTAAAATTAGAAAACTATCTGTAACCGTTACATTATCTAATCCAAAAGATTACAAAGGTGGTGAGTTAGAATTTGATTTTAGAAACATGGACCCCGATAAAAAAAGAAACGTACATAAATGTAAAGAAATATTACCCAAAGGATCTTTAGTTGTATTTCCTTCATTTGTATGGCATAGAGTATGTCCTGTTAAAAGTGGAGAAAGAAACAGTTTAGTAATATGGAACTTAGGATGGCCATTCAAATAATAGATAATTTTTTAGAAAAAAATAATTTTATGGTTATTAAAAATGCTTTAATGGGAGATGAAATTCCTTGGTTTTATAATGATTGTGTTTCTGAAATAGGAGACAAAGAATTATATTTTACTCACAGATTTTATAATGAAGAGGTAGGTAAAACACCAGGATATCAAGTTGTTTCAACATTAATTAAAAAACTTAAATGTAAAAAATTAATGAGAGTTAAAGGTAATCTATATATAGGAACTAATAAATCTAAAAAACATAGTTTTCATAAAGATATGGATAGTAAACATAAAGGATGTTTGTTATATATTAACACTAATAATGGATATAATTATTTTAAAGAAGAAAATAAAAAAATAAAACCTAAAGAAAATAGAGCAGTTTTGTTCGATCCTAGTATTGATCATTGTAGCTCAACTTGTACAGATGAAAAAAGAAGAATAACAATAAACATTAATTATTTATAAAGGAATAAATATATGAAAAAAACTAAAAAAAAACTTAAACAAAAAATTTTTCCTCAAGAATTAAAAAGGGAAGATATATTTAAGTGTCCTATATGGTTTGCTGAGGAACCATCATTTGTAAAAGATTTAAATAAAGCATCGGACAAATATATTGAAGCATCTAAAAAAAATTTAAAACCAGCTATTAATAAACGTAATAAAAAGTTTGGTGACAAAGGAGACATGGGTCATGTATTTCATTCAACAACATTAATTAATGATCCTGCTTTTAAACAATTGCAAGATTATATAGGTGCAACAGCACACAATTTATTAGTAGAAATGGGTTTTGATATGTCGGGTCATCAAATGTTTATTACAGAACTATGGGTCCAAGAATTTTCTAAAAGTGGTGGAGGACACCATACTTTACACACGCATTGGAATGGTCACATATCTGGTTTTTATTTTTTAAAAGCAAGTGAAAAAACTTCTATGCCTTTATTTGAAGACCCAAGACCAGGTAATGTAATGAATCTTTTACCTGAAAAAGATAGATCAAAAGTAACTTATGCTAGCTCCCAAATTAATTATAAAGCCAAACCAGGAGGACTAATGTTTTTTCCATCGTATATGCCACATCAATATATTGTTGATATGGGGTATGATCCATTTAGATTTATACATTGGAACTGCCAAGCAATACCAAAAGGAGTATTAAATGTCGTTTAAAACAAATAAATATATAGTATTAAAAAAAGTTATCTCACCTGAGATTGCAGAGTTTGTTTATAAATATTTCTTAAATAAAAGAGAAGTTGCAAAGTTTTTATTTGATCAAAAATTTATTTCACCTTTTACAGAATATTATGGTGTGTGGACTGATGAGCAAGTGCCAAATACTTATTCACATTACGGGGATATTGCAATGGAAACATTGTTGCAAGAAGTAAAACCTATAATGGAAAAACATACAAAATTAAAGTTATTAGAAACCTATTCTTATGCAAGAATTTATAAACCAGGTGATGTACTAGCTAGACATAAAGATAGGTACTCATGTGAGATATCTACTACACTAAATCTAGGTGGAGACCCATGGCCAATCTATCTTGATCCAACAACTAAGACAGGTCAAGCTGGTATTAAAGTTGATTTAAAACCAGGAGACATGTTAATCTATTCTGGGTGTGAACTAGAACATTGGAGAGAAGAATTTAAAGGTAAGAACTGTGGACAAGTATTTTTACATTATAACAAATCTACATCTAAAACAGCTAAAGAAAACTATTTAGACAAAAGACCTTTACTAGGAACACCTTCTTGGTTTAAAGGCGCGAAGTTGACAAAATCTAAAAAATAATATATACAATAAGCTTGCGGAGGGATGATCCACCACAGATTCCCTCTGCTTTAAACCTATTGAAATCACTTACAATCTGATATAACACCTAATAAACAGGTTTTTATATGTTACAAAAATTAGGCTTTGCTCCAGGATTTAATAAACAAGTTACAGAGACCGGCGCTGAAGGGCAATGGTTTGATGGTGATTTCGTTCGTTTTAGATATGGTTCACCTGAAAAAATAGGTGGCTGGACACAATTAGGTGAAACAAAATTAACAGGTGCAGCTAGGGCTATTCATCATTGGGATGATAATGCTGGTATTAAATACGCTGCAATAGGGACTAACAGAATTTTATATGCATATTCAGGTGGGACATATTACGACATCCACCCTATAAGAACTACTTTAACAGGCGCAACATTTACAAGCACATCATCATCTACAACAGTTACAGTTACATGCACCGGGTCTCATGGGTTAATAGAAGACGATATTGTTTTATTTGATAATGTAACAGGAGTGCCTGCAGCATCTACTTACAGTAATGCTACGTTTGAAGACATTAAATATATGGTAACATCTGTGCCAACTACATCAACTTTTACAATTACAATGGATGCTCAAGAGTCAGGAACACCTTTGACTACAAGTGACGGAAATAGCGCTTCTATACTTTGTTATTACACAGTGGGTCCTTCTCAACAATTAGGTGGTTTTGGTTGGGGTGCTGGTTTATTTGGTGGTACAGCTTTAGGTGCTGCGACTACAACTTTGGCTTCTACTATTAATGATACTGTAACTGATATTCCTTTAACAAACTCAGCAGCTTTTCCTTCAGCCGGTGAAATAAGAATAGGCACAGAAGACATAAGTTTTACAAACAATGATACTACAACTAATATATTAAGTGGTGGTGCAAGAGAAGTTAATGGAACTTCTAAAGCAGGACATAGTGGTGGTGCCACAGTTACAGATATTTCTAGTTTTTCAGGGTGGGGAGATCCAGCATCTTCTGACTTTACAATTGATCCTGGTCTGTGGATTCTTGATAACTATGGTACAAAATTAATTGCACTTATTTATAATGGTAAATGTTTTGAATGGGATGCGTCAGCCCCTGGTGCTACATCTACTAGAGCAACAGTATTACCTAATGCACCAACTGCATCACGACACGTATTGGTATCTACACCCGATAGACACTTAGTATTTTTTGGAACAGAAACAACTGTTGGAACATCTACTACACAAGACGATATGTTTATAAGATTTTCTTCTCAAGAAAGTATTGATCAAACAGATTCGTACACAGTTAAAGCTGAAAATACAGCAGGTACACAAAGACTTGCAGATGGNTCTAAAATTATGGGAGCTATTAAAGGTAGGGATGCAATNTATGTATGGACNGATACTGCATTGTTTCTTATGAAATTTGTAGGTCAACCTTTTACTTTCTCCTTTGAACAAGTAGGGACTAACTGTGGATTGTTTGGTAAAAATGCATGTATAGAAGTTGATGGTTCTGCTTANTGGATGTCNGANAATGGTTTCTTTACGTACGATGGTCAGCTACAATCTATGCCATGCCTTGTAGAAGACCATGTATACGATGATATAAATGCTACTTCTAGAGATCTTATTAATGCAGGATTAAATAATTTGTTTGGTGAAGTAAGTTGGTTTTATTGTACTGCTGCGTCAGATCAAATTAACCGTGTTGTTACATATAACTATTTAGACTCAACAACAAAACAACCTATTTGGACAACAGGTACTTTACCTAGAGCAGCGTGGCAAGA